GAAACGTCGCCCACGGCTCCAAGAACGTCTTCAAAAACAAAATCAAGCGTGTCTTCAATAAAATCACTCACGTTAGGCTCTTTTCTTTCCAGTGGCAACCACAAAGATGCCCCCTTGACTGTTGAAGTGAGTTTTAACCTCCGGGTCTTTTGATCTGCGCACAGCAGCCTTGAGGAGCCTGACAATTTCAGGCGTGTGCGTGAAAGCAATCAAAAAATCAAACCCAATTTTGCGTGCAGATTCCAAAAACTCTTGCATGTTTGAGACGTAATTTTCGGCGGTGTCTCCGTTGTACGCATTCACAAGACCCACCCGGCCCTCAAAGGCGGCGATTGTGAACAGCGTGTTGCCAGCCCGGATGCGGATCAAGCCCTTGTTGCTGTACATCTTGATCATGGCCGAATAAAGCATGCGCTCAGGACTGACGTGAGCCTTTTTGGCGGGCTTCACCATCATCTTCAAGCTGGCCTTGTCCTCGTGCGAAGCCACGACAAAAATGTCCGTTGGACTAAGCATGTGCTCTTTTGAGCTGACGGGGTGAATTGCTTTGGACGTCATTTGGTTTTGAAATTACGTTGTTTGTATTGACGGGTTGACCGCTGCCACCAAGGCCTCGGCCCAATCATGCCAGTTATCGAAAGCGTCTCCTGTTGGGACGCCTTCGTTGGCAAACACGTCAATACCTTTCAAGCCATTTGCCCACGCGAGCCAGTCAGTTCGATCGTTTGGAATCTCCAAATTTTGCGCTGAATACAGCTCGACCATGAGGGACGCCCACGACACAAAGTCGTGGTTCCTTGGGTCGTAAACAAGGACTGGGCCGCCAACCATCAGTAGCCCCTGACGTCGCCAAACTCTGCCCCGATCAGCACCTTGCCAAGCTGGTAATCCCCACCTTGCTCGTTGCTGACAAATTTAAGGCGAAGCTCTCGGCGCTGCTCACGCAGGTCGATCTTGTTGGTGTCAGGCTCAAAAACGTAGGGGCCAGTCGTGCTGTCCTCCGACTGGGCAAACGGCCTGCCTGTAACGTACAGCTCCATGGTCCCCTCTTGCACGAAGTCAGGCTCCAGACGCTCCACGCGAATCCACTTGTTTTCGCCCATGGGGGAAGGTTGCGAAGGTCCGCCAGAAACCCACCCAAGGTCGTTGGTCTCAAAGTAGCTCTCAATGGCGTTGGCAAGAACACCCCTGACGGCGTCCGTTCCGACCTCGTGCTGCCATAAGGACACGAAGTTCATGATGGTGTTGACGGTGAAACTAAAACCAGCGCCAGCAGGGATTGCGGCCGTCAAGACGTCACCCACCAAATAGTCGGTTCCACGGTCGCTAAATGTTACGCTGGTGACAACCCCTCCAGCCACCACGATCGTGGCAATAGCGCCCGTTCCTGAGCCTCCTGTAAGGTTTTGGTACAGGTAAGTGCCGTTGGTGTACCCAGAGCCACCCGTGATGGTAATGGCGTTGACGCCGCCCACCTCGTTGATTTCCCATCCTGCATTAATGGGGAAGTGGAAGATCTGCGAGAAATAACCAGCAGAGCGGCGAGCGCCAAGGGCTTGGCCAGCGTCATACCATGTGTTTTCCCGCACGTTGTAGACAATCGCGTCCGTGCATTCTGTCGCAGCCCCACGGGGGTAGAACCACCAAATTTCACCAAACCGTGGAATTTTGGCCACATACACCTTTTGGCGCTGGTCGTAATTCAGGTTGTCAAAAAAGTAGTTCTGGTTCATGCTGTTCGGGATTTCCTTCACAACACCGTTGTACATCAGGAAGCGGTCAACACCCACCCAGTAATAAATGCCGTCGTACTCAATCGCGCACTGCGAAGACAGAATTGACGACTGGCTCGAGATCAAGTCATAGCGCCAGTATTGCGGGGGCGTTCCTTGTCCACCAATGAACGACACACGGATCAAGCTATCAAGGCTCCAAAATAGGCCAGAAGGGGCGTTTGAGCCGCCTCGCACGGGTAGGGCTGAGACAATCTTTCCCGTGGCCACGTTGACCTCGTTGGCGTCCGCAGTGACCCAGTCGTTGGTATTGCCTGCCGAGCAGTTCCTGATCAAGCCGTTGTTGCCGTAAACAAAGACGTAAGGGTGCAGCGTAACCACCCCACCAGAGACCGACACGTTGTTGTCAAAAGTGAGAAGCGCTGTGCCGCTGCCGCTGGCTGGATTTGAAATCACAACTGAAACTGTACTGACAGACACCACTGTGGTGTTGGCGGGAATGCCCGAGCCAGTTACTGTCTGGCCAGCACCAATCAGTGGATTACTGGCCGCAAGTGTGATAGTGGTGTTGCCGCTCACCGTGGTGGCGTTGTCAGTAAAAACTCCCAGCTTGCTCATGGTCAAGCCATTTATAGGCCCACCCAAAACGGGGGTGTTTGTTGAGCTGTCGGTCAAAGCCAAATTCTGGCCGGGGTGCGCCAGCAACAAGCTATTCCCAGATCCAGACACATCAAAAAAGCCGTCAAATTGCCAAAGGTTGTTGACGTTTGGAGAGAAGTCGCTCAACGCAAAATCGCCCAAACCTGAACCCACACCATTGTTGTTAATTGGGAGCCGCTGAAGGCCATCAGAGTACCCGCTGAACACGTTCGTAAAGCTGTTCTGAGGGTTGACGTAAATGCCGCGAGACGGTCCAGCCAAGTTGGCAATGATTTCTCGATAGCCGCCCATCTTGCGAGGCCGACCGCGCTGAAAACGAACCCAGCGGCCGTCGTTATAGAACTCTTTGTCAAAGATCGTTCCGTCCCGCTGGATGCCGGGCTTGGTGTCAAGCGCAAAAACCTTCTGAGTCATCAGAACGTCCCTCCAGAAATGCCATTGCGGAAGTTGCCTGTGCCGTACACATCGACGCCTGATGAAAGAACGTCCAGCACCAAAGAACCAAGGACGGTGACGGCCCAATGGCCAGCAGATGGGCGATAAATACCAGTGTTGGTTTCGCTGGCAAAACTGATTGACGGAGCGCCCACAGAGCCGTCCAAAACTTGCACAACCGTAGCGCCAGCTTGAACAGTGTTGGCGTTCAAAAAGTTAGTGCCGTCGCAAATAACGGTGGCCTGTTGGCCCGGTGGAATGATGGCCACGGTTCCGCCCACAATTCCCGTGGTCAGCGTCAAGGTGAAGCCGTTGTCAATTGTCTGGTTGCTGACGATGTAGAGCTGCACAATTGGCGGGTAGGTCACCGTTACGTTGGAGGACAAAGTGCCAACATACTCTTGGATGATGTTGGACGCCTCGCTGGCGGTCAGCGCGTAAGCTCCGCCCGTCACGTTCTTAACCAGCACGTTGAAGCCAAAGCTGCTTTGCGCACCAAATCCAACCGTCAAAAATTCACTGCCGTCGCAGACAACGTATGCTGAATCGCCGGGGTTGAACAACTTGCTCAGGTTGTTGTCAAGCTGCTCACCACCAGTGGTGTTAATTGTGAAAGAACCCGTGCCGTTGTTCTTAAACATCATGAACCAGTTGTCACCCAAGGTCGATGCCAGCGGAAGCGTTGCAGATCCTGTTCCAGCACTCCAAACCTTCAACTGGGCGCGGTCAGTGGTCAGAAACGTGTAACCGTTGGAAATGTTCTGCGCTGGGTGACTTTGGTTTAAGGTTGCCGAGATGGCCAACAAGCCAAGGCCAGCCAAGCTGGCGGCATTACCCCCCGAGCTGCCAGCGCCAAATGCAATGATGCCCCATGTACCTGCAACGCTGGAGTTGCTGGTAACGTAGATGTACTCAGCCTTGCCTGCTGCAATCGAAACGATTGTGCCGCCCGCGTTGTCCTTAACGGTGAAGGTTTGAACACCAGTGTTCAAAATCAGCGCATCAGTGCCCACCGAGGTTTGATTGGCTGGCGGCATGAAAAGCGAAAGACCGGCCGTGGTGGCCGTAACCTCCATGATGCGGGCAGCGTAGTTGTCCGTGGCGTTTCCGTTGATTGGCCACGACAAAGTCGTGTTGGCCGCCATGGTGAACGATCGGTAACTGACGTCTGTTGGTTGAATGACGTCGCCGGTGAATGGGGAAATAAAACTCATGAATCCACCGCCATAGCTTGCCGGTCAGCCACGCGAAGCTTGTCCTCGTTCATGAGGGTCTGCATGATCAGATCGTATTGTTGTTGCCACATGCCAATGCGCTCGTCGTTTTTCAGGAACGGCATTGCTTGCAGCAGGGAACCGTACAGCAAAGCCTGCGGCGCGTAGGTTGTGAACCAGTTGGTCTGGTTGCTCGAATCTAGCGGCTGGACACGCTCGTAGTACAGCACTTCAAAGTTGTACGCAGCAGCAGGGGTTGGGGCAATTAACCAATGGCTGTAGTCGTAGTCACAATAAAATTTGGGCACATCTTGTGTCGTTGGATCTGGCCAGTATTCGCGCAGATACTCGTACTTGCGCAGCAGGACCGGCTGGCGCTTTCCGGCCACCGTGACGTTCATAGAAACCGTCTTGTGCCATCTGGCGGGCTTTACAATGGTGGCCAAGCCTTGCGTCATGGTGCTGGTGTTGACGGTCAAGTTGCCCAGAAACTTGATCTGGCTGGCAATGACCTGCTCGGCCAACATGATGAAGGTGGGTATTTTGGCCAGCGTGGCGGCGTCGGTACGCTCCAGATAGGACTGGATGTTCTCGACCAAGCTGTCATACGTCATTACGGCGGCGACTGTCATGTGGCAACACCCTTTCTTTTGCTGATTTTAGGTCCTGTGGCAGCTTTAGGCAAATGCTCTAGCCCCGGCCTTGTCGATAATTAACGCCTGCTTGCGGGGGCTGGTGTCCTCGCTGTTTGGGATGCTAATGTGCGTCCAGCGGTCAAACTCGCGGATGACCTGATCGTAGCCGATGCCACTGGCGATGACTTTGCGCACCACTTCGTCTGGAGTCATGCCCGGCACTCGGATGTCGGCCGCGCACCCGATGCGGTGCTGGCTGGTGTCTTTGCTGCCTACGGCGTCATTGACCTTCTTGGACCGAAAGGCCGAATTGATCATGATGGGCTTGCCGCCCAGTACCACCTTGACCTGCTCTAGCAAGTTGGCAAGGCGCTTGAGGTTGTCCAGCTCGGCATCGCTGGGCGTGTTGTCCCAGCCGTTGCGCTCTGCTGACTCGGAGGCTGTCAGCTCGTCGAGTGTGAAGTGTGGGGTCAAGTTCATTTCTGCTCCTTTTCTTGCCTGTTAGATTTCATGTCCATAATTTTCTCAAGAGTGCGGCCACCAAAGTAAAACGACATCACCAACATCCCCCATTGCCCCAGAAGCTCAACATACGATTTGTTGGTGTCGTAATCAAACGCTGACATCATGGCAAATGTGAAATAGCCCCCCAGAATCAATAGAAGGGTCATAGGGCGAATGTTTTTGGACAGCCAAGAGTCAGACCCCATATCTGCTTTTAAGCGGTCGGTGAGGTTGTTTTGCTCGGTCTTGTACAGGTCGGTTTCGTTCGCCATCTTGGCCAACTCACCGTCTTGCGCCATTTTGGCCAGATCGAGCTGCGCCTTGGCTTTGGCCTCGGGGTCTGGAATCAGTTTGTCGATCAGCTTGCCGCCGACGTCCAGTAGTGCTGCGAGTGGAAACATGTCAATTACCCCTTTTGGTTAGCATGGCGCTGGCG